CCAATCTTCTTCTTTGACATACCCAGTTACAGATGGCTTATGTTCACACCAGTGACGTTGATAAGCAAGCCACAACTTCAGGTGAGTAACGCTATCCAACTCATCACGTGTAATACAACCATCAGGTGCTTTCATAGGAAAGCTAAAGATAGTTGTATCCAAAGGTTTCATTACATCAGCTTCCGCAGGGATTCCCTGATTCTTAAGAAACTGTGTAATAGGGTCTTTGTTATCATTACGAACACGACGTATATAGTACTGGCTATGACGAGCGTGAATACCCGAAGCACTATCCACAAGCTGCGACACAGTACCTGAAGGCTTGACACAAGTGATTGCAGCAGACTGAGGTATTCCGAGAACATCAGCAAATTCCTTATTACTAGTAACAGCCACACTACGCAGCATCTCTAATCTTGATGACAGACCCACATCATTCACATCATTCAGCACAGGGCAGTCGAGGATTCCTGTGATGGAGACTCCGAGAAGCCGTTCAGCCTCAGTATTGTTCTGCCAGATTTTTCTAAGATATGGAAATTCTGTGAGAGTTGATTGGAAAGTTCCCAAGATAGTGGCAAGTCGCACTTTTCGGCTAAGAGTATCTCCGTTATCTGTGTCTCGGGCCACCACTTCTGTAAGATTACAAAATTGATATGGACGGAGAATGATTTCAGAACATGGGTTAGTTCCAAAGTCATAGTTACTATCTCGTCTTCCATTCTTTTCAACCGTATACTTAGCAGCTTCCCTTGAAAAGATTCCTCGTTCTCCACTATGAGACTGGTACAATGCCAACCATTCTGCCATAAATTCCCCAACTGTGGGCTTGACATTATAAGATGCACTGTTGTTTGCCAAAGCTCGTTGTCCCTCTCGCTCCCACCAATTTCCGCTTTTCGCATGACGCATCCTATCATCAGACAAATCAGACAAGCTAATCATAGCTGATCTACGTACACCACCAACTACAACTACTTCACCAATCTTACACATAATGTCATGGCACTCTAAGCTAGTCAGCTTACGTCCAGCAGCACCTTGAAACTTACTAGTAACAAACTTAAACAAGTCAACTAATGGCTCAGGGCCTGATGCTCTACCACCAAATGTTTTGAGTCGAGTACCAGCAGGTCGTACTTTACTTACGTCCCATTTTGGGATTTCACCACTGTATAACAATGCAAGAATTTGTCGTAAAGCTTTTGCCCAACCTGCTTTACTGTCTGATACCACAATTGTAGTGTCACTGTTAAACATGAGCGCAGGTACATCAGGTAATTTTTGAACATATTTACTTTCTACAGAGAATCCAACACCCGTTCCGCACAACAGAATGTACATAGCTTCATCAAAGCTCTTAACATCATCTACAGGCAGATAGGAACAATTATAACCAGCAGTGTTATCACGATTTAGTGCTTCACCAGCAGTCATCATAGCTCGCATAGAAGGCATCACTTCATGGTTAAGGATGGCACTATGCAGTTCATTAAACAACTCTCGTGGCATTTGATAGTTCACCTTAGTCTTAAGATGCTTATCCATAAAATTCATATAGCGATCTACAGTTTCAGGCCAATGCTCACGTCTGTTACTAGTATCAACAAAACGTGAGTATCTACTCTTTGCAATAAATGTTTGGTAACTATCCATTAATCATCCACCTTATCTTCGTTAAAAATTGCTACTTCTACAATACCTAGATATACACATAAGTATACACCCGGCCCCGCATTAATCTCAAATCCAAATGCCAGTCCACCCATCCATCTAAACGCTAGTGACATGTTCTATCTCCATATTGTTTTCTTCCAACATCCTCATATTAAATAAGATTAGTTTAGCATCGTCACTCAACATCTTATAGAACAAAGGGCCATATTTACCTGAGCATACTACCTCATCGAATGCTTTAATCGTGTGGTGTAACCACGCTTCTTCCTCGTTTTGCATCTATCTTTTCTCCTGCTGTTTTCTTTTTATGACATGTGGAACACAATACCTGTAGATTATAACTCTCACAGAACAATCTGTCAATGTATACATCCCAAGACACAAAACCAGTAGTGGGGTCAACTACTGGATTAACATGGTCTACTTGAACATCTTTAGCTACGTGGTGCTTCTTACATGCAGCACACTTATAGTGCATTGCTTGCTTACCTGTCTTTTTATTGATCTTCTTACCTACAAATGCTTCTTTCAATGTAATCCACTTAGGAGGCCATCTACGCATACCACCTCGTAATGTAGAAGTAATGAAGCTACGATAGCGACCTTCTGTCCACTCACCACCATTTCTCACAACCTAGCTTCCATATATAAACCTACATTACCAAGGGCATAACCAATGAATGCTATACCTAATCCTGTCTTACCTGTTACTAGTAACTGAACAGCTACTATTGTGTACACAACACCTATCATTGCAATAAGCCAACTAGCCATTGTTCTTCTCCTTCAGCTTTTCCTCTGCCCACCACACTGCTGATTGAAAAGCCTGTTCAGTCACCCAAGATTCTTTCCAACCCTGTGCAATCTCCTCATCCGTCAGCCCTACCCATGTGCGCTGTGGCATCTGAAAACAGAACCCAGTAGGTCGCACATCTGCTTCTCGTCCAGCAGTGCCGTTGCCTGAATAAGCCACAGGCTCTTGCTCTGGCTGTGCCAAGGCTTCTTTGATGGCGGTGATGGCTTCCAAGGTTCTTGGATGTGCTTCGTCCTCATGGTAGGCGTGTAACAACGCATCAAGCACCAACTTTAATTCTTCTTGTGTCATACAGGTGCATCCTCAAAGTTATCAGGATTAAACTTAGGTGGCTTGTCATTCTTAGGTGGTTGCAATGGTTGTGTTGGGAAAGGCCAAGTCATATTATTCCTTAAACGTGGATGGAAAATGTGTTACTAATAACGCTTTGCATTGTTCTGCTATCTCTCTGTGTTCTTTCTGTGTAGCCTTGTCACATCGTATGTCTACATAGTGTATCCAGCTACGCAAATTACCATTCATGTACATGCGAGTAGGAGTTAAACCTTCAGGCAACACTTTACGTGCAACCTCTTTGGCTATACCCTTACTCAACGCTGTATGATAGACATACTCTGCATCATCAGCAACACGTTGTTGCATTGCTTGCCACCAAGACTTAAGCTGTATATCTGTAGTTTCAAGACTATTCTGTCTGTTAGTTACATCTTGCATACGTGCTTCACTTGTTTCCATAGATACAGCTACTTCTGCATAACGTTGACTAAACTCTTGAAAACTAAAACTACGATGACGCAATATCTGCCTAGCTATGTCTCGTGTAGTATTGATCTCTACACACATATTAACCATCTCAAACGGACTCCAATGATTGTTATCTTTGAGATATTTAATTAGCTTAGGTGCTGTCTCAGTGTTGTCCTGATTGTCAGGGTTGCTAACCCTAGCCATGTAAGCAATAAGCTCATCACCGCTAGGGGTAGCCCATACAAGGCTTACTCGCATTTAGCTTTGCATTTCTTTTTCTTAACAGGTTCTTCTTCTTCTTCAGAATACTTTTCCCACAACTCATCTGCGTTAAGTGGCTTACCACTATCTGTATGTGGGTCAAGGTGAATTGTATAACCAAATGCACCGCTGAGTAAATTAGCAAATTGTTGTGCTATTTCACCATATGTAACCCACTCATCAAGATCACCTTGCACTGTGTGTGTAACACCATATTCTTCAAGTTCAAATTTAAATTTCATTTTGTTCCCTTTGTTTAAAATCTTGCAACTGTTTGTTCCACTCTTTAGTCTGTGCGTTATTAATAACGACTCGCTTCCTAGTCTTCCCAATCTTCTCCAGTTCCAAGGTCTGCTTCGTCTTCTTCAATTGTGTCTTCTTCTGTGTAGTCATGTGTCGGATAAAAGTTAGTGTAGTTTGCAACAAGTACATCAGGTAATAGTTTGATTATGTCTTCAACTGATACACCTAACGCAATTATCAATTCAACAGGGTCGTCAAAATTATCCTCCACAAATCTAGTCACTGCAAGAAGTTTATCCGAGTAGTTCATATTTTCTCCCAAGATATTCAATGCTCAAGAACATCTCATCGAAATGACCATCCTCAACCTCATTCAACACAACCAAACCTCGCCAGTGCCTATTGCTTAGCTTATCCATATAACTTTCATCATGTAGATAATAGCTACCCGCAATTATAGCACATACTGGTTTACCATCTGCTCGTTTACTGTAGGCAACTTGCTTACCTTGTTGATGACCAGCAACACAAGACATATGTAGCTTATTAATAATAGTAGCCGCACTACTCGCAGGTCGTCCCATCGCCCCAACAGGCCAATAATGATTAAAGCCAACACCATTAATAAACACAGGATGTAGAAACTCATGCACTTCCCAATCGTCTTCGTAACACAAATCTTTAGTTGATATAAGCCCCTCTAGTGTAGGATTGTTGTTCACAGCACGATCAATGCGGTTCTCATGGTTGCCCATAAGCATCACCATACGTGGTTTATAAACCTTCTCCTTGTTCTTCTTCTGCTTATTCTGCATCTCTTTGATTGGTGCAAGAAGCTTAGCCATAGCTTCTTTAGCTACGTCTACATCTTTCTTATATCGCAATCCCTCAAAGTATTTGCTACCAACTTTATCATGTGTAGATAGGCTAGGCATATCTGCGAAGTCACCTAAGTTAATCACAACATCAGGTTTATACTCACAGATAGCCTTACCTGCCCATACCAGATGGTCAGTAGGAACACCTTCCTTAATTTGACAATCAGGTATTACTAGTATTCTCATTTCTTTTTACTTTTAACTGCTTTACGCATTGCATTAATCTCGTCAACCAATACACCCATACGCTTATCAAAAGCAATTGCGTCTTTGTCGTCACCACTTGAAATCCACTCACCAATGTGAATAGTGTATCGTCCATCATGGATAGCAAGACGTGTATCACCATCGTGGTCTACTTGCCATTGAATGTACGAGTTAGTGTCTGTACCTAAAAACTTACGTGCAGACACAGCTTTATTTCGTTTACCAAAAGTTCCAAACATTATACAATCTCCATTACACGTGGAATATCCACAACATCTACCAAAAACTCTGGCCCATGACTGTACAAGAATGTACGCATCTCAGGCCAGCACTCACCTTTAAAAGAACAATAGCTACATGCTGTACATAGTTTTTTGTTCTTACTGGTCTTACTTTGTGCCACTGGTGGGAGTCTAGGAATCTCACCAATGTTACTAGTAACTGTCTCAACTGCAAAGTCTGCTTGTTGTGCAAACAAACCTCTGTCTACTTGAATAGGGTAGTAGTTAACGTGCCCTAACTCTTTTTGTATAGTAAGAAAACCAGCAACATCAATATTAAGAGCAGCAGCATATCCGTTTAATTGTTGATAATAGCCGAATGGGTCATCTACTAAACCTCCCTTGAATTTTTCTTCTGAGTATTTAGTAACACTCTTAACGTCTATCACAACACCATCAATGATGGCATCAATGCGTCCTCTTACATACCAATTGTTACCTATGTCATAGATAACACGTTCCTGTTTTTTCTCTACAGTGTGACCAGCGTTCTCTGACACATTGAGTACCAGTTCCTCCAGTATATCACCATAAAAGAATTTTAGCAACAAATTACCGTCAGGTTTAGTTGCTATCTCAGGTGCATTATACTTATACCACAGTTGACGTGGGCATGGTGTGCCTACCTCACTGAAATATAACACACCTTCCTCACGCTTACTATCCCGTGGTGTAAACCACTTGTCGTAACTAACTTTTACTTCTGTGTTACTAATAGCATTTGGTGTGCTACCACTAATCACAGAGTAAATGTCAGGCACTAGCGTGTCAATTGTTTTCATTCATCAGCCTTGTCTTCAGACATAGCGATAGCTTGTGCCATGTCTAAATCACCGCATGAGTAGGCTTCAAACATACGTGCTACCTGAATCACCTCAATTGCTAATGATTCCCAGTTAGCTTTATCAGTGGGCTTAACGCTATCTACAATGAGTTTAGTTGCATTGCTAATAGAGTTTTGTCGAACAATGGCACGATCACCATGCAGGGCAGGGATAGGAAACACCTTTGGAGAGCCATAGGAGGGCTTAGAAGGGGCTGTAGAAGCTGTGCTAGGGGGAGGAGTACCACTACCCTTAACCAAGAGCCGTACAGAGGCTAAATCCACGTTCTTACCATAGGTGTTTTCGGTATATTGAAAGTCTACCTCATCCCCAATGGAGAATGTAGGCTTCTTGAACCCATAACTAAAGCGTTCACCATTAGCTGTAACATTAAATGCTTTCTTAGGGCCAAACTTTGTATTAACTTCTTTCTCAGTGATGTTCTCAATAACGTAACTCATTTGATCTCCAATGCTGTTTTGTCTTGCCAAGTTGTACCAACGTCTACGCCAACCTTTAGTTGACATGGAAAGTCGATGTTAAAGTATTGTTTAAGATACAATGGTGCTTTCTCCAAGGTATCTTTAGCTATACAAGCTGCATCGTAACACACATCTTCTTCTGTGTCAAGTAGTACGCTGTCATGCACAGTCATTACTAATAATGCTTTGCGTGATAGGCCAGCTTCTTCTAGCTTACGTAACAAGATACCTACCATCATAGGCACTACGTCACCTGTTGCAAAGCCCTGAATAGGCCAGTTCTTAAGTTCTGTAGGACTGAATGTTAGTTCTCCTGCTTTGTAGTCACTAGCGTATTTCTTGAATACGTAATGTCTACCTGTTGGACTAGGGTGATAGTAGGTATATTGCGGCCCACTAACACCTTCTTCATAACTGATTACTGCTTTGTCATTTGCTTCCTTTACAATTGATTCATGGTATTGCTTCACTCCTTTGTACCTAGTGTAGAACGTACTAATAAACTTCTTAGCTGTTGCTCTATCACAGCCACTCTGCGCCATAAGAGTTGTAACTCCACCTCCGTAAACGAGCAAGAAGCTAAATCGTTTAAAGGGCTTTCGTTCAGCATCTGTAGGATAGCGTCCGTACATCCCGTTGTACAGTTCTCTGTGCATATCTCTGCCATTGTTAATATCCTCAATGAGTTGTTTATCGTCAGCTAGATATGCCAGAGCCACCATCTCTAGTTGTGAATAGTCAAGCTCTAATATCTTACCATTAGGAAACCTACTGATGTATGCACGTTTAACGTCACCTGCATCCGTAGATTAGGATAGATATTATTATCAGGGAATCTTAAGTCATTAAGACCCTCATAATAGGTTTCTTTAATCTTCTTTGCATTACGCATTATTAGTAACTGCTTAGCAAGCAAGTCACCCTTTGATGACAGACCTTTAAGCACCGCATCATCGACACTGTAATAACCACCTTTACCTATCTCGGTAGTTGGTTTATAGTCCCCTTCAATTATGTTTATCTTCTCTACGTTCTTATACTTAGGCTTGCCATTCTTATATTCACCAACAAGTTCACGCACTACATATTTCTCTTGCCCTCCAAAAAAGTATAATGACAATTGCTTAGGACTCATGTAGTCTAAATCACCCGCAAGTGATTTAATAATCCCAGCAGTACGATCAATTAACTTACCATATGAAGCACATGACTTGTTTACATAGACCCAGTCTACGTACATGCCATTACGATTCATCTCAATGGTGGCACGTAATGCATCCATCTGTACCATCATCAAGGGTATCAACCCTAGTTCTTCTGCTTCTAACCATTGCTTCTTAAAGATAGCTTCTGTGTTAAGCACATCATCACGTAGGTATTTATCAAGTTCTGCTACTGGTATGTCTTCTGTACGTACACCTGCTTTCCAATACTCCTTAATCTTGTCATCCTTCAGTGCATGTTCACCAATGTATTCAGCAGTTAACTCGTCAAGACTTGCATATAAATGTCTCTGTCCTGATAGAATGTATGCCGCAAGTTGTGTATCCCATATACGGGGCAGAATGTTACTAGTAAGACGATAGATATATAGTAAGTCAAATTTAATGTTGTGACCAACTACTAATGATGCCTTATCTATTTCTTCTAATACAATATCTGCATCCACACCTGTACTACAGTAGTGGGTAGTTACACGTGACGCACCTACGCACATAAAACCAGCGGCAATAATTTTATTACCTATCCACATAGGGTTAGCCTTGTTGTTACCAACAGGACAATCCATTGTAGTTTCTAGATCAAGTACTAGCGTGTTGCCCATTTTGATTTATACCTCGCCTTTGATGGTTCAATCTCTACTTCAAAGCACCCGTGTCTATGTGCTTCTAACGTGTCTTTACCTCCGAATAGTTTGTTCTTAGGCACGTGAATAAAACGTTGTAAATCCATTGCTGGTTCGTTACTCTTACCAATGGTGATGATTGCATCTGCTTCTCCAATTTTGTCAGTCTTACTACCACGTAGTTGATTCATTTGAATCCACTTCTCACCCTCACCTGTACCATCTACCTGCGATATGGCTATCACTGGACAATATTCTTTAGCCAAGTCTCTAGCCCACTCATACAGCTTACCAATGCGTAAGTCATCACGTGACTCGTTACTAAACCCATGCACCTTATCTAGTTGGTCAAAGATAATAAGACCGGGTTTAAACTCGGCAAACAACGTGCTAATTTTATTTACACTCTTGATGCCACTATCATCATCTAACACTAAGAATCGTTCACCACCGTTACTAGTAAACTCTGTCTCATACACACTAGGGTTAGCTAACAAGTCACCAGTAGTAACACCATTGAATGCCTGTATCACACGCATCATAACCTTGGTACTTGATTCCTCATTGTTAATCCATATGACATGCTCATCAGGTTTCAATTGACTCATCATATAGCTTGCTTCACTAGCTACGAATGTAGTCTTACCACTCTCAGGTCTAGCCGCAACAATGATGAAGTCACCCTTACGTAGTGGGCCTAGTGCTACGTTCAACTCTTTAAGTCTCCAGTCCAATCCTCCTGTAGCAACAATCTTAGATAGATAAGATAGGCTAGGGCTAACGAACACATCTTCTTTTTCAACACTTGAGCCAATCTCTTTCTTGTAGTCGTTGAGCAATGGTTCAATGGATGTAAGCTCACCACCAGCACCTGTGCCAATCTTCATGCATACATCGTAGATACGTGTGGCATAGTCAACCTCAATTAACTTAGCCAGAATATCCTTAACGATGGGTGGTTCATCTACCATACTTTCACCTAACCACATGAATGCTTGTTCATATAGCGCAGGGTCTTTTATCTTCTTACCACGTACAATGTTAAAGAATGTATGAAACTCATTTATATCTACCTTAGTTCTACTAGGATAGTTATCCCAATATTCACCTAATACATTAAATATATCTAATGTAATAGTTGATACATTGTGTTTCTTTACATGGTCTTTAAATCTATTATACGTATCTTTCTCACTAACTACTGTTAGTAAATCTATATCGTATGACATTACAGTTCCATTTCTTTTAAGCTTTCAATGTTAATCTCTTTTGCTTGAACAAAGTTCATACTAGTAACAACTTTGAATGTTGGACTAAGTTCTCTGAACAAAGTCATAGCACCAGCATGACCCGCTTCATCATCGTCTAACCATATCACAACTCTATCGTATGTGTCAAGCATTGTTTGTGTTATGTGTGATTTATTTAACTTAGTGCCTAACAAACACAATGATGCATACCCTGCCATACTTAATTTATAACTACTGAGTAAATCTTCTACAATAACTAATGTTTTATTACATGCACCAGTAAGCAACCACTGTATATTATTATCTTTATTATATGTCAAATACTTTGGTTGTTTATCATACCTACGTACTTGATAACCTACACACATGCGATCATACCATATAGGTAATATAATACCCTCTTTATATTCTCTAATTCTATAGTCAGAACATTCTTGTCCTGTAAAACCATACTGAGCCAGCCATAATTGCCCCCGTATATCAAAGTCATCATAGTGTGCTCTTGCTCTTGCATGTATCTCAGAAAAATTTTTTACATCAGCAGGTACAAGAATTGCTTTTGCACCCATTAACTTCATGCGTGATGTAGTTTCTCTGTGTCTATAATAACCACTATCACCACAGTTAAAACAGTGCCACAGATATGCATCGTCTACATGCTTAACTCCGAATCGTTTACGTGTGTCCACACCCATAGAACAAGTAGCATGATTGTATTTAGCAGAATGTCCTTCTTCAAGTTCTTCATAATCAGGTGCATTACTAGTAAGCTCTTTCAATGCTGCATGTCCATACAGTGTTGTCATAGTTCAACTCCAAAATGTTCTTTAATCATTTCTTTAGCATCAAACATACCGTCTTCCCAACCCACTTGATAATCAGTGCTTTTGTCCCGACGCAATTCCTGAGTGTTAAGAACGGTATATCTCAACTGTTCAATACATTCCCTAACAATCAACTCGGCGAACCGTTCAATCAACACAATTTGTTTGGTGCTCTCAAGATATTCCACACTCATGCCCACTTCGGTGGCCAGTTCTCGAATTCGTTCATTCATTTGTATTATCCCAAAATTCATTACACTCAGGTTCTTCGTATGGTACTACAACAAAGTATGATTGTCTATACTCATTTGATTTTGCTGTGAATCGGTAACACTTATCCCGCATAGGACAAATTAAATTACGTTTCTCATCTGCACCTTTACACATTGTAATATCAGCCATAATATCTCCATTAAATTATTTAATTTCTACTA